GCGGGGGCCCCCAAAAACTCGCGGGCCGACCGCCGCCGCGCCCCGGGAACGCACAGCACACGGGGGGGAGGGCACCATGGCGTCCACCTACGCGGTCGGCCGCGAGCAGCCCTTCCTGGAGGCCAACCTGCGGCTCTACCGCGAGCACATCGTCGGCCTGGAGCATGCGTACTGGCAGAAGCACATCAACCCGCTCGTCATGTGGGCGGTCTACATGATCCACATCGAGGCGCCGGAGCGCGGCTCGCTGCGGATGCGCGCCGTGTACGAGGCGCGGCAGATCAACCGCGACGGGACCGGCTCGGGCAAGATCATCGGCCCGTTCGCATACATCACGCCGCTGCTCATCGAGCTGGAGCGCCAGAGCAAGGCGACGTGCCCCCCCTCGTACTGGACCAAGCGGGCGCCGACGACCCGCAAGGCCGAGGAGCAGCTCCGTGTCGATGGCTTCGCCCAGTCGACGTGGTTCCTCAAGAAGTACATGCAGGGCGAGGCCCCGCTCACGGAGGACATGCTCCCCACCGGGGCCGTGCGACGGGGCTTCGTCCCGAGCTTCACCCGTGCGCAGATCGCCGCCGCCCTGGCGGGCAAGAAGCAGCGCGCCAAGCGGGCGCCGTGCGAGCGGTCGCACCCCGCCCCCGACGAGGCCCCCGCGCGCAAGCGTGCGGTGGCGACGGCGCCCTGCTCCCAGTGCGGCGAGTCGGTGCTCACCGAGAGCGGGTGCCCGGGCCTCGCGGGCGTGATCGGGTTCCGCTGCGTCCACTGCGAGACCGTCGTGTGCCCCGACTGCACCTTTCGGACCATCAAGGAGACGGTCGATCGCCGCGACGCGGTGCTCGACCAGTCGCTGCTGTGCGCCACGTGCCACGGCGTCCCGCTCGACTGCCCGGCCGCATGCGCCGCGATGCGGTTCTCGCGGGAGGGCTATGCGGCCCGGACCGACACCGCGGAGCTGGGGGCGGCGATCGCCATGCGCCACGACCACCACACGCTGCGCCGGGCGTGGGCGGCCTCGTTCCGCACCGTCGGCCTGATGCAGTGCCCGCGGGCGGAGTGCCGGTGCATGTGGTCCGTCGACCTGTGCGGCCTCGGCGACGAGCCGGGCGTCGCATGCCCGAGGTGCGACGGGTGCGTGTGCGAGCGCTGCGGCGCCGAGTGCCCGCCCGGGGGCCACGACTGCACGTTCCGCCGGCCGGCCCTGAGCGGTGCGGCGGCGGGTCCCGCCGACGGCGCATACGCCCCGTGCTACTTTGTCGAGACGATGTTCCATGCGGTCTTCCACATGCTGCAGCGGCGCTGCGCCAATCCCCAGTGCGGCGCGCCGGTGTTCGTCTCGTCGGGGCGCAGCGGCGCCCCGTGTGCGGCATGCGCCTGGCCCGGGCCCGTCGACGAGGAAGCGCTCAGTGCGATCGGCACGACGATCGCCGAGCGGCTGGCCCGCGGCGTTGCCGTGCTCGGCGCGCCGGAGCTTACGCCCGCGGAGCGGAGCGGGGCCACTGCGGCGGGTATGAACACCGTACAGTGGTACTACGAGCAGCACGTCCGCATGTTCGAGGATCTCGCCGGCCACGTCCCGATGCTCCAGTGCTTCGGTGCACGGCACGCATTGTGTGCGGCGGTCCGTAGGGGGTTTGAAAAAAAAGGAGTGCGAGAGAACAAATGAGCGCCGCCAAGCTGTGTGGGGATGTACGCTCCAGGGTGGAGGGGCTCGTCAAACGGGGCCATAAAGTTGTGCTATACATTTACGGACACTCCCATGCCCCTCCGCTGTCCCCCCTCGGCGCCGCACGGACGCCGCACCAGGCGGTGGTGCTGGCCTTTGGCGTCGCCCCCGATTTCAAGCCGGGTGAGGGGGTCGTGTCCACCACCCATGCGCTGCCCGTCGACGCCAACGAGTGCGCCCCCCTGGTCGACCTCGTCGACTATGTGGTCGGCACCGCGTCTGGCGCCGCCGTCGTCGTGCTGGGCACCCCGGGGGACATTGCCGCGCCCCCCGTTTTCTACCACCTGCCATTGCTGCACACGATGGTTGGACGGGTCACGACCAACGCATGGAGTACCGTGGTCGAGGGGTCCGAGGGGCACCAGCTCCGTGTCGCGTTGCTCACCGAGGCTCCGCACCCAGCCCGCGGCTACGATGTCATCACACCGTCGACACATGGCTGTGCACGGGGGCACGTTGTCTCGGTCGACAACCTGCAGCTTTCGATGCACTTCAACCGCCTCTGGATCCGGGCACCGTGCGGCGATGCGGCCTCGCGAGGATGCGACCGTCACGCGTCCTCGTCCGCATCGTCGTCCTCGTCCGAGGTCACGGTGTCATCGCTGCCGGTTTCCTCTGAGAGCACGTAGTCCTCGTCCTCGCTCTCCTCGTCGCTCCCCAGGGGCACGGGCAGGCGGCGGCGCACCGGGCGAGCCTCTCCATCCGCTTCGGTGTCCGAGTCCGAGTCCGAGTCCGAGCCCGAGAGGATGACCGCGTCGCCGCAATCACCGGAGATGGCCGCATCGAGCTCGTCCTGCGGCACGTCGGCGAGCATCGTCGTCGCGACCGCATCGGCAAAGTCCGGGTCCTCGTAGATGAACTTCGTGCTTCGCCTCCGACGCTTCCCGGTCACGATGTTTCGTGCGTCCACATCCGTCCCCGGGTGCCGCGAAGTCTGCACCTCGTCGGTGTCAGCCACGACGAATCCGTCGAGGACGTAGCAGTCGCCATCCGCATCACTGTCGTCCTCGTCGTCCGCCGGAGGCGGGCGCTCGGTGCTCGGTGCGTGCGGTGTCACGGCCTCCATCGGTTTGCCCGGACGAGTGGAGAATCACCCCCGAAGGGCGAACGCATGTGCGTCCGTGGCCATCGCGGCGCAAACATTTTTTTTCTCCCCCTTAGAGAAAACCCAACCTCTGCAATGTCTTACGCATCTGGAAGCGCCGTTAACTATGCCGCTGGGGCACTCACTCAGCTCGTGGCCAAGGGGGCACTCGACATGTTCCTCACCGATCGGCCCGAAAGTACGTTCTGGCGCTCCGGCTTTACGCGCTGCACCGCCTTCTCCATGGAGAGCATCGAGCAGCAGTTCACCGGCGACGTCAAGTTTGGCGGCCAGGCAACGCTGCAGGTCAACAGGACGGGCGACCTGCTGTTCCATATGTACTGTAAGATTACACTTCCGGGCATCACGATGCAGCCGGGCAACGGCTCGCAGTACCCGGCGCTTGGCACCGCGTGCAAGCCGTGTGCGGACACCCCGGGCGACCAGGTTCTCAGCGCCGACGACAGTGGCGCCGAGGAGTGGCGCCGCAAGAACTACGACTCGTGCCAGAGCTGCGACGACAGCTCCAAGGGCCTCAAGGTCGACCGCACCGCCCCGGAAGACCCGATGCTCGACAGCTGCAACTGGTGCCACTGGGCCAACGCCGTGGGCCAGCTGGTCATCCAGGACGTGGCACTGCGCATCGGTGGCCAGCAGGTCGACCGTCTGTACGGCGAGTTCATGTTCTGCTTCGAGGAATTGTCGGGTCGGGTAGGCCGCAGGCTCCTAGAAATGGTGGGCAAACGCTTTACGCGACAGGAGCTCATCATCGACTCCCGCGAGACCCGCACCCTGTACGTCCCGCTGCCGTTCTGGTTCACCCAGGCCAGCGGCTCGGCCCTGGCCCTCGCGTCCCTCCAGTTCCACTCTGTCAACCTCACCGTGCAGTTCCGGCCAAAGGAGGATCTAATCGTAGTTAACTTCCCGAACAAGTACGATGGCGTCGACGGCTACCAGATCGTCACGTGCAAGAGCGGCTCGCCACTGGTCGACTCGGACCTGGACGCCAAGATCCTCAGCACCTACGTGTACCTGGAGGACTTTGAGCGCAACCGCTTCGCCGGCTCCAACTTTGAGGCGCTGATCGTGCAGCACCAGTTCTTCGCCACGGACACCAGCGGCAACGGCAAGGTGCAGCGCCTCGGCCTGACCTTCAACCACCCGGTCATCGAGCTCATCTGGTTCGTGCGCCGCGACTGCAACAAGAAGCAGAACGCGTGGTTCAATCTGTCCGGCCTCGAGTGCCGCGACCCGATCACCGACGTGTCCTTCTCGCTCAACAACCAGACGCGCTTCGCCGGCCAGGAGGCCTCGTACTACCGCCTCGTCCAGCCGTACCAGGCGCACTCGTGCATCCCGGACGCGTTCGTGTACTGCTACTCCTTCGCGCTCCACCCGGAGGACTACACCACACCGTCCGGCTCGTGCAACTTCAGCCGTATCGACCACGCCTACCTCACCCTCACCCTCCAGGACGGCCTGGAGAAGGAGTCCGTGGAGATTCAGGTCTACGCGACCTCATGGAACGTGGCTCGTCACAAGTCTGGGTTGTTCGGCGTCGCGTATGCAAACTAAGTGAATATTACGCAACCAAGACCACAATTTTTTTGAATTCCACTCCATCGTACAGTCACCCACCCCCCCGCACCGCATGTCCGACCTCGCGGGGTCATGTCTCATTCGCCGCCCCGTGTCCGCCGCTTGCGAAGCAGGGGTGTGATACTCAACTGATCCGCCGCTTGCGAAGCAGGGGTGTGATACTCAACTGACCCGCCTGCTCGGCAGCCGCTTTGCGCTTGTTGGTCCGCGTGTTGTCTTTGGCCACTCGCCGACTGCGGCCCAGCTTCGGAAAAGCGCGCAGTTTGCTTCCATCGCAAACCTTCACGATCACCGTCCTGTCGCTCTTCACCAGCGGGAACAGCAGCCTCTTCTGCACCTCTTTTCGCGGTCCGTAATCGCTCAGCTCCCACCGCACCATCGTGCCGTTGCCTCTCACGGCGTTGTTACGGTACTTCGGGTTCCCGATTACCACGATCTGGTCGCGCCCGTGAAAGTCCGCCTCTTGCGGCTCGCGGTCCGTCGTGCGGCGCACAATCGCCTCAAAGCAGAACTTGGTCTGTGGGCACGGCTTTCGGACGAGGACCACGTACGCAAACTGCCAGCGATGGACGGTGTCGGCGCCAGCGTTGAGCGGATCGCCGTGCGAGCGGTATACTGCCATCGCGGCTCGTCATGCGGCGATGGCGCCCTGCATCGCTTTGCCTTGTTTAAAAAAATATTGGTCGCGGTAAAGTACCCTACGCTCAAGTGACAGCCCGCTAAGCACCGCCTGGTGACTCGGGCAGGTCGGTCGCCCCGCTCTCCTGCAGGCGCTTGCGCAGCGCGACTACCCCGTGCGCCTTAATCGCACGGCGCATCTTATCCTGCGTCACGGCACTCTGGGAACCTGGTGACAATTTCCGCTCCTGGTTTGTCGCTACCATGATTTTACAATCTACGGTACATTTTCTCACTCACACATCCTCCTAGCGTGCTTGGCCCTTCGCTCTTTTCCCATTTCCGTATACCTCTCCTCCCCCCTCCTCCTCTTCTCTCTCTCCCATCTGTCACCCGCACTCTCCGCCCCTCTAATCTCCCGCAGCCTTTTCTCGATCCCCTCCCTCTCCTCCTGCATCTTCCTCATCTCCTCTCTTTTCCGCTCGTTCCCCCTCACCGTATCTCTGTACTTCTGAAACGCTCGCAGATAAATCTCGTAGTCTTTGTCGCCCAGCGTCCGCGGATCTGGCATCGTAGGAACCCGTTGGGTTGGCTCCGTCCGCACCCGCTCAATCTTTTTCATAATCTCCGTGTGTCGCTTCTTCAAACTTTCCGCCTCCCTCTCTCGCTTAGCGGACGCACGCCCCTCCCCCCACGCCCTCCCCGGCCTGTAGTAAATTTTCGTCGTCGCGCCGCTCGAGTCTTCGACCGTCACCGGCAGCCCCTCTGCCAATCTCCGCAGCCGTGCTGCGTCCTCTCGTCGTCCTCCCCTCTCCCCGCCCCCCTCTCTCTCCATTCTCCCGCTCCTCTCGTACAGCCGCTCGCTCATCGTCATCTCCTGTGTCCTCCGTACTCTCGCCTCATAGTAATCTGCCCTCTCCTCCAGTGCGTTCTTAATCTTCACCGCCGCCCGGACCGTGTTGCGCTCGCACGCACACGTCCGCACGGCCAGCTCGCGGATGTCATCTGTCGTGACGCGCACCGAGCACATAGCCCGTACCATCGCCAGCGCATGGTCGACTGCATCCGTCATGACTGGCGGCGCCGACTGTCGCCACCGACAGGTGATAATGCGCCAGCAATTGAATTTTTAATTGGTCGCAGATGCCGTGACTGATCGTTCACAGCGGTCGACCGCACGCCGAAAAAAATATCATCCACTAAAACAAACTCTTGTCAGTATGGGTGTCATGCAAACAGTCACGACCCACGGGCCCAAGGTCCTCGTGGTGGTAGTCATCCTCGCCGTCCTCTATGCGGCATACAAGTTCTTCGGATCGAACGCCGACACCTCGGTCACCGGCAACGAGGCCGCGATCGGTGCGGGTCGGGGCGTGCGGATCTTCTACCTCAGCTCCAAGGAGCAGGGCTACAATTCCCCCGACGGTACCATCACCCTCGCCCCGGGTGCGAAGGAGGGCGAGATCCGTGTCCAGGCCATGGTCGGCACCACCGACAAGGGCAAGGAGGCCGCCACCGGATTCCAGGCGTCTGTCCTGAGCGGCGGCTCGGGTGTGTTCTCGGGCAAGCTCGGACCGAGCGGCAAGGACATCACCGTGACGTTTGCCAAGAACGCCGGGGCGGGCGGCGGCACCCTGGCCATCGGCGGCGATACCTACACGTTCGCGCCACAAATGCCATAATCACACATTATCCTCTCCCCCCCCCCACCGTGCTCGGTCGTCATTTTTTCGCCCACGCGATCACCTCATCGACCGTGAGTGCGCTCTGGGCGCACTCGACCGTAGCCAGCACCGTCTCGGTCGAGTTGGGGCGCGTCTTGTCCGTCCGACGGGCCCTCGGAGTGAGGAGGATGCCATCGATGTCGTCGATCACGAGCCCGCACTCGTACACGCCGCGGTCCACATCTTCGCCCTCCACGGCGAGGCGCAGGCCCATCGTGGCGGCGTCGACCAGCTCCCCGCCCCCGCCCAGGGTGAGCACAGCACCGTCGTCGATCATGACGTCCACCGTCTGACAGGAACGGGGTTTCCACTTGAACATACTGCGATGGGCGTTCACGTAGACGGGGAGTGCGACGGGGGTGAGCACGAGCCCATCCGTCTGTGCACGGCTGGTCGCCAGCTCCCAGCACCCGTGGGGGTCGGCCGCCCATGCCGCGGCAGGGAGCATGTGCTTGGCATGGAGCACGAGGTCGCCGAGGTTGTTCCGTGTCGCGACAATCTTGCCCTCCTCGGGGACAAAGCTGAGCAGCTCGTCACGCGGCTCGCTGTGGTACCGCTCGATCCACTGGACGTGGCTCTCGCTCAGCTCCAGCACCTGGCGCAGGCGGCCGAGCCTGTCGGGGAGCGGCTGCCGGTGCACGGCGTGCCCCTCGACGCACATGATATCAAAGGCAAAGTACTGCAGCCGCTCCCCGACCCACGCCAGCTCACCGTCGATCAGTGTTCCCCGCTCAAACAGGGTGTGCCCCGCCCAGACCTCCACCTCGCTGATATTCATCGCACGGTCGATCATGACCGCCGTGTGGTGGCGCCCCGTGGGGTCCATGCACAGCATGAGCAGGTGGCGCACGCCGTCGACCTTGGGGGTGACGTAGTAATCGGCCGGGGCACTCGAGGCGATGTGGGCCGCGGTGAGAGGGACGGGGAGCGGACAGGGGTTGTGCCCCGTCGACCGGGGGGCGAGGCCCCACAGGCGGCACATGGTCTTGTAGTAGTACTCGCGCTCGGCATCGTCCGACACTGGGCTGTGCGACGGGACCGTGTCCATGGCCCCTGCCGGGGCACCGCCCTCCCCCGTACCCGGGCACAGGCCCCGACCCTAGCCACGGCCCAGAGCTGGAAAAAACGTATTGCGACCAAGTTTATATACAGTTTGAGCGGGCATGAGTGCAACTGAAGACATGCACACAGATCAACCGATCCGAGCATGGCGGCGTGGTCCCGTGTGTCGCGGCTGGCGGACGAGCTCGCCCGCGAGATCGAGAGCCTGCTGACAACGGGAGGCGAGGACCATGCCACCGCCACGGTGCAGCACCTGCGGCAGTTTGCGGCGCTCGCGGGGACACGGCAGAGTCGCGAGAATGAGGCAGAGAGTGCAGCGCGGCGTATCGACACCCGGCGAGAGAGCGAGGACAGGGCGCTGTGCAGTGGCGACTCGGAAGACGCACCCACGGGCAAGGAGGTGCCGAAACCAGCCCTTGGCTCGCTAGTACAAGAGTTCAAGTCGAAGTTTCAGCAGACAGCGACACATGCCCAGGAGCTCGCGGGCACAGAGCCCTGCACAGAGCCAGCCGAGAGTGCGCCCAAGAACCTGGTGGGTTACCGCAACGTGATCCAGCGCAATAAGTGGAGCATCAACGAGGTTATGAAACGAGAAATGACAGCACCGCACCGCACAAAGTGTGCGGTGGTGATTGACAACTACAAGATGGGAACGACGCACGCCCTGCTTGCGGCCGGCGTCGCACCGAGCCAGGTGCACACGGTGGGAAAGGAGCTCGACGGTGCCAAGAGCGAGGCCGAGTGCAAGAGGTGCGACCAGAAACTGCGCGACGGATGCGAAGCGGCGGGGGTGACGTGCTGGAACATGCACAGTTCCGAGGCCCTCCAGGGCCTGCTGGCCGAGATTGGCGAGGGGGCGGCCTCTATGATCTTTTTGGACTACTGCGGTACGTACAGGAAGATGCCTCGCGAGGACCTCCGTCTGGCAGGGCGGCTACTCGACCCGGAGCATGGCAAGGTGTTTGTGACACTGAATGAGCGATGCAAAAAAATGAACGGTGTCCGCATGGTTCGCGAGGTGGTCGACGCCTGCATCGCTCGCGATGCCTGCGCCGCGGGGATGTCGCTGATTCACCGCGTCTCGTACACGGATACGTGCACGATGGCAGTGTACTGCCTGGCCAAGAATGGCGACACGCCGACGGCCCTCGCTCAGTTTGCGACGATCGCGGAGGCAGCCGGGGCCGCGGCACCGAGCCTGCGGGGCGCACGGCGAGCGCCCACAAAATGGGTGGAACCGGAGCCAGGATCGTACTTCTATGCGACTGTGTTGTCCAGTCGTGTTTCGCGCACCCGTAAGCGGCCCGCGAGGCTGATCGACACCGATAACAAGCGAGCACGGCCCGGCGAGGCTGGAAAATTTGGGCGCCGTGCGCGAGTGTTGGCAACGGAGTCGCCGGGGGACGACCCGTGGCCGGCCATAGTGCAGCAGTACGACCCCGCGACGGGCACGTACACGATCGCGTGGTGCGGGTACGGCTACACGACGAAGGGAATCCCGGGGGAGCAGGTGGTGGCACGCCCGGCGACGTGCCCGTACCCGGACGACGATGCCTACATGCGCGCGTGGTGCAACCGGCGTGTCGAATGAATATTTACTGTGCCACCCTCCGCAGTTGCGTCGCGAGCGTGCCGAGCGATGCGCACCCGCGACCCCTGCACACGAGCCGCTCCGTGTCGTCGAGGAGGTCAGCGAGCGTCGCTGCCACCTGCTCTGCCGCCGCACCGACCGCCTCGGGCTCGTCGGCACGTCCGAGGGACGCCGCCGCCGCGAGCAGCCGCTCCACGCCCGTGCCCACGTCGGGCGGCGGTGCGGCGACCGCCTCCGCCGCGGCGCAGGTGGCCTTCTGGGCGTCGCTCGATAGACATGCGGTGCGCTGTGGGATCCCACAGGGGAGCGGCAGCCCGGGTAGCTGACCACTGGTCCTGTGGAGGGGCGCATATAGAGAACACGACACGCTGGCTCGCATAAGAGCCGCATAGAGCTCGAGCACGGGGGCGTACATCGCACCGTAGCCCCGGGCGAGCATCTCGTCGATGCTCTGATCACCGCGAGGGCCCGTCGTGGGTGCCTCGGCGGTGGCCCACTGGGCCACGACCATGAGCGCCGACACCGCACCGCCCAGAACGTGGCCGCGGTCCGAGGCCACCGTCGCGAGGCGCCGCAGATGGTCGGCGCATGCCTGGACCGTCGCCCTGGGTGCACTTGGATGCCCCTGGACAAGGGGCACCATCCGAGGCCACAGGCTCGCCGCCCCCTCGTATGTCGTCACGCCCGCAAACAGCGGAGTCGCCGTCGTGGGCAGGACCCGCTGGACGGCTCGGATCTCCTCCGGGAGCTCCTCGGAGCCGAGCAGTGTCGCCATGCCCACTGCAAGCAGGTAATGCGACTGGTCCAGCACTTCGCTGCCGAGTGCGGCGTCGGCGAGGTCGGCCACCTGTGACAGCGCGCCATAGCGCCGGAACTCGGCATCGGACCGCGATGCGAGCTCGCTCCGAGCAACGGCAAGCCCGTCGGCGACTTTCACCCGGTCCCCCGCCTCCAGGCCCCGAGTGGCCCCCTGCCACGCGGATGCGGTCGCGCCGCCCGGTGCACCGGTCCCACAGACGCTGTAGGTGAACACGTCGGTGTGGCGGCGGTCGACGGGGAGCCTCAGGGCGGCTGTCAGGCGCTGGGCACGGCCCATGGCCTGGGCGGCCACCGTGGGGTCGCACCAGTCCGTGAAGTGGATGCGCTGTATGCACTCCATGTTGTACATCGTAGTTCGCGCTGCATCGTGGATGAGGACGAGTGGGATCTGCTGTCCGAGGTCATTGTCGGGGTAGTTGAAACGGCTGCAGATCGGCTTGCCACTCGCATCGGCGTCCGCGATCTCTGCCATCGTCCGGCAGTTGTAGCACTGGCGGAACAGCTCCTCTACGTTCTCCACGCTGGTATCGATGTAATGCATCTTACCCGTTTCGCGTCGCCTCTTCTCGTCCGAGAGTTTGTACGGCGTCAGCCCGCAGAGCTCCTTGAGCACGAGCTGCACCGCCCCCTTGCCCCCGTAGCTCTCGTGCTGATACTGCGGATACCCGCTCTTCTGCTCGCGACTGAGCGGAATCACGACGAGCTGCTTGCACGGGGGCATGCCCCATCCGTCGCGCAGAGGGCGTGTGGCGGACACCCTCCGCTCCGCATCGCTCGGACTGCCGATCGCTCGCATGATGCGGTAGGCGAGCATCGCCAGCCGCGGCGCCATGTCCCACAACGGGCACGGCGGTGGCGTGTCGGCCACCCCGTCCGCGGCGGCCACCCGCATCGCCGTCGCCGATTCGACGATTGCACGGCGCAGGTCCTCTTTGATCCGTGCATACCGGGTGGTCTTACCGCCCCTGATCATCTTGCGGGTGTACTGCGCCAAGATCCGGGCGGACACGACTGCCGCATTGGCCGCGGTCCGAAGGGCCTGTGACTCGCGCCGGTGGTCGCGACCGTCCTGTATCGCCTGGGCCAGCACGGCGCCAAGCGGGGCGTCGTCGGGGAGGCGCGCGGCGTGCCGGTACTCCTTGACGGCGGCGTCGTCGCGAAGGGCCGCGATCGAGTCCGCGGTGTTGTACTGGCTCGATGTCGCCCCGGTGCACGTCGCCTGGATGTGCCGCGACGCATCCTGCGCCCCACTGAACGGTGCGAGGTCCTGCTGGAAGCGCAGTGTGGGGTAGAGCTGCCGTGCCCCGAGCATCTGCCACATATCGACGCACCCGCGCATTGCACTCGTGAACTGCGCGATGGCGATCCCGGAGGGGTTGCTGCCACCCGCACTGTGCACAATGGCCTGGACCGCGGGAGCCGGGGAGGCAACGAGTGCACACAACTGCGTCACCTCGCGGGGCGAGGACCCCGGCGTAGCCGTGAGCAACACCCGGAAGACGTTGCTACTCTGCCGGTGGTCACCCAGATACGTAGCTATCACGTCATAGTTCTCCGCCATCACGCTACTGCGCCCGTCCACCGCCGCCAGATTCTGCGCCTCGTCGACCAGTAGGACGACGGGCCCGTCGGGCATTCTCAGAAACCCCCGCGGCGCCCCGTCCACGCACGGGGCCTTGGACCAGTGGGGCCGGGGGCGCCGCCCGCCGGGCGCGAGCGGGATCCGCTCGTAGTTCTCGTCGAGTACGTACACTCCGTACTCGTCCACCTCGTACATCGACTGCTCGCCGCTATCCGCACTGGCGACGAGACAGTTCTTCAACGTCGTCTCCACGGGCAGGACCACGACCGATGCCGCGCCGTTGCCGAGGGGGGCAAACTCCGGGACTGCGTGTGGAAACCCGAATCCAGTCACCGTGGTGCGCACGGGGCCGACGACCATCGGCATAGGGCCGTTGTCGAGTCGCTGCGTCTCCAGGCGCAGCTTGGATCCAGCCACCACTTCGCCGCTCCGGAGGGCCCGGTCCACCGTGTCGATGTCCACACGGAGCGCCTTGGCCGCGACCTCGGCACTGCGGTGCACCGTTGACGCCCCGGACTTTCCGTCAGTGGCAATGACAGGCAAGCTTCTGCGCGCCGTCTGGAAAAGTCCGTACTCCGACGGGAGGCCCCTGGCGAGGCCGGACGCCACCCCTTTGTCCGCCGCGATTATGACGGTGCACTCGGGCCAGCGGCGCCTCGCCTCGATGGCCATGCCGAGCATCGTGGCGGTTTTTCCCGATCCGACGTTGTGTCCCACGAGCAGGCCACGGCGGGGCGGCGGGGCGAGGGGCCTCGCGGGAGGCTCCGCACTCGCGTTGGCCTGGCACTGGTTCTGTGGAGCGGCCGTTTTCTGGGCGGCAGACCATTCCTTATTCTCCGAGCGCCACTGGCTGACAACGGCCCCTACAAATCCGATACTGCTCTCCTGGTTTGCCATGAGGCGGCGCGACTCGCAGGATGTCTCCAGTGACATGTTCACACCGCCACCCCTCATGTGTTCGGCCCATCGTCCCTGTATGTCACCGTTCCGGGTATCGAACAAGGGCTCGGGCATCGGTGTGAGCTGGTGGTCGTCGCCGGCCTCGTAGTCCACAGTGTCCCCTGTATGTGCAGAGCCCGAGCTCTCCGAGTCCGAGCTCTCCGAGTCCGAGCTCTCCGAGTCCGAGCTCTC